TCCATGCTGTGACGTTTGGATAGTCTAATGCTTCTACACCTACGTTAATAGCAGATGCCTCTGCAATCTTACGCAACAGGCTTGCTTTACCAGTTACTCCAATAAATAAAGATGCTACATCACTTGGGTCAGTCATATATGCTGTCATGCTACCAGCAAAGTCTCCCAATACTCCAGTAGCTGCTTGCTTGTTTGCAGTTTGTTCGTATTGATCTTGATATGCTTGTGCCTTATCCGCAGCACTTTGTATTAATGACTCATAAGCTATTTGCCTGCTAGACATATCAATGCCAAGCTCTTCAAATCTAGTCCTTACATTCTCATCATTGCTAGCTAAGTCATACAGTCTGGATATAGATAATGGGATAACTTCCCCAGTTGAAGATAGTTCTCTAGTTGGCGCTACATATCTACCTTGACCATAGTTCATGTCACCAACCCACATGCTATATTGATTATCGTCAAGACTTAATACTTCTTTAGCAACGGCCTCTAATGGCTCCATTGCTTCATTAAGCATGTCTGTTTTACTGCCAGAGTTCTGTAATGAACGTGTGGCATCGTAAGACGCTACAAAGTTTTCAACAAGTCCTGAATACTCACCAGGCTCAACTGACTGTTGTAGCTGCAAACTTGTTAGATCTGCTTTACCAGTTAATCTCATACTTTACCTTTGTTGTAATTTTTTCTCAATAGTTCTTTTGCCAGCAGCAGTTTGACCACCATAAATTCTTACTGGCCCTTTGCGTGGACTATATGCGTATCCTGCTATTGGCTTATCAAGAGGACCAATAAGCTTCATGTTATTGTAAGATTCACGCATTCTTAACAAATCTATTTGAATTGGATTGCCGTTTATGTCTTTAAATGGTAAACCTTCATCATCGATAATAACATAATTATCACCTGATCTTCTTAATCCAGCACTTTGTAAGTCAGCAATGTTGTAACTTTCTGCTGCGCCAGTTCTACTATTTAGCCCTAATATTGTTGCGCCTGTAGTGTCAGGATTATCTACTACAGCATCAGCAAAAAACGATAAAGGTGATTCAGCAATAATGTCTGGAATTTCATCTACTCTAAGCTCATCATGTATTAATACAATAGAGTCGCCAACCTGAGCAGCTCCACCATACCTTTGTCCGTTATTGCCAACATATCCGCCAGATGCAGCCCAAATTGATTCAGCAATTAAATCAGCATCAAGGTTTGCAGTATCTCCGCCTTTACCTATATAGTATGCTTCTGCTGTTGCTAACACTCTGTCATTTACTTCTGGATAAAAGTCACCTAAAGATGTAGTTAAAGCCATTCCAGCTTCAGATGTTCTAAACTTACTCTTAATATTTAAGCCAGTGCTTTTTGTAATTGAAACACCTTTATTCACTACTCTCATAGTGTTGATAGTGTTTTCTGGATTATCTACTAACAAGAAACCAAGTTGAGCAAAAATTGGATCATCTTTAGCTATTTGATTAAATACTCCGGGAGCATCATCTCCAAAAGAATCTACAATGTTTTGTGCTAAAGCCATTTTTGTGCCTGAATTTAAGGCTCCTTCTGAAGTAAGTTTGCTAGTGATTTCGCTAGCTTGTGACTTAGTTAGTATGTCATCGCCGGGCGTATAGTTCGCAGAAGATTTAATTGTTGCTATTTGATCTTTAAAACCAGTCAACACTATAGCTTGTGATTCACCGTCATATACAATTTGTCCAGCAGTACCTGAAGTTCTTTTTAGCTCGTAAGCAACAGCATCTTGGTTGTATGCAGTTCTAGCTTTGTCAAGATAAGCTTTTGCTTGCTCTACAGTATAGTCTGGAATTTCTAAGTTTGCTTCCATCCTCTCTACTTCTGCTTCCATTCCAGAGATAGATAGGTTTCTTAATCTATTAGCTACATTAATAGTTGATTGAACTTGACCGAGCCTAGCTTCTGCTTCTACTTTAGCAGTGCCATTTAATTTACTTGCATCATCGCTTAATTGAATAATGTTATCTTTTAATCGATCCGGTGAGGTTTCATTATTAACGATAGATTTTTCAATGTCTGTTGCATTAGCGTTAAGCGCTGTCAGTTTTTTCTGGTTAATTTGATCTATAGCTTTAAAGTATGACTTAACTTCAGTCTCTAGAGAGTCTCTTTGTTTAAAGGTCAGTTCTTTATATACCTTACTCCATGCACCAGCCTTACCTTCGCTCATAGCTAGGATCACTTCATCAGTTGAACCAAACTGTTTAGATAAGTCTTTTGCTATATGCTTGTATAGGCCAGTAGTAAATTCGCTTTCAACTAATGCTTCATAGCTTTTTCTGTTAGCACTGTCTTTAAATAACTCTTTAGTAGATGCCATGTCATTTTCAAATTTGGCAAATAACATGTCTGGATCCATGCCTGACTGAAAATCCATATCTAGCGACTTTAACTTTTCGCTTAATGTGTCTTTAGCTAATTCATCTTGTCTTAATTGTTCTTGAGTTCTTAAGTCACCCAAAGCTTTCCTATAGTAACTACCACCATTATTTACGCTTTGCGCATAAAATCTATTAGCTTCTTCTGGATCAATCTGTGATAAGACATTACGCCATGCAGCTAATGGTTTTTCTAAGGCTTGTTGAATTTGTCCGGCATCCTGTAGCTCACCAGTTTCTACTCTAGCTAAGGTAGTATCAAAGTGTTTATATGCTTTGTTGGTTAACTCGGCAGATGCTTGTTGGCCGTATAGTTTTTGTAAGGCATCGTTCCATACCATACCACCATTCATTGCTTGTTCGATAGGGTTAATACCACTTACACGTGCTTTCTCTAACTGTTCTGCTGTTAAAGGGTTAGCTACTGTATACTCCATTGCTTCTTGTTTTACTGCTCTTTCTGCTTGTGAATTTGCAAACTTAGTTACAGTATCTAATGCACCTTGTATACTTTTAGACCGTCTAATTGCTTCGCCATATTGTGGCGTTTGCAGTGTTGGCGCATCGGCCATTAACGGCGCTCTGTTTTCGTATTGTGGTAGTTTAGCCATTATTTATCCTTAGTAGCTTGGGCCAAGATTATATTGAGGTCCAGTTTTAAATGGATTCATTATGCTTTCATTAGTCATCATTGAAGTAGATCCTGTGTATGAACTCATTGCGTTAAATTGTGATCTATACCCTTCGTATCCAGGCACTGTAGTTGGTGGTGTCCCACCTCCAGGCATCAAAGCATAAGCATTAAATGCAGCACCAGCTAGTCCTGATATAGCATCAAATGTAGAGCTAGACTTAGCATTGTCTGCTGCTTCTAAGAACATCATCTCTTGTACTTCACCGTATGATCGTCTTTCTGCGGCTGTTCGTTGTAAGTTAGTAAAGTCTCTACCAGCATTTTTAGCATTAACTTCTTGAATTAATTTAGCTGATCCAGAGAATCCACTCACACCGCCAGAGAAGCCACGAGCAACTGCCGCTGCATTGGTTTGTCTTAGCTTACGTAATACATTGTTGCCTTCAATCTCTGCGTTAACTGCTTCTCTTTCCGCTTTAGCTCTTGCTTGAGCAGCTTGAATTTCATATTGTGATTCAGCAGCTGCACCTTGTTGCATAGACTGAAATGCGCCCATCACTGAACTGACTGCGCTTGCGGCGCTAAATGCTTGTGCTAAGGTTATGCCTTCCATACGTTATCTTCCTTGATAAACTGATACTTTATATTCTAAACCAAGTAATGTGAACTTTAACGGTGCGCTTTGTGTCACAGTTATTTGCCCATCATTACTATATCCTAGTATACCATGCAATACTTTAGTACCAGTAAACTCAGGTACAGCAGTGTCTAATCCACCTGCACCTAAAGATCTGATAGGAACTAAATTGCCATTAATCACAAGATTCTGTGTATTTAATAATATTGCATTTACTTCTACAACACGCTTTCTAAAGCCAATACGTGTGCCAGCTTGAGCTTTAATATTAAGCGGCATAGTTTTTACTTGAATGTCAATCGGTAATCCAACCTCGCTGGATGTGGTTGGTGGGTTAACAAAAGTAACAGTTCCCCCAGCAGGTACTGTTTGATTGTTTTCAACATAACCATCTGATAATACATTTACTACACTTCCTTCAATATGAGCCATGTTAGCAGTAGTTGATGTAGTCCCTACTACAGCACTGTCTGTTAATCTTTCACTATCAAACACTTCTACATAATATTTATCAGAGCCGCTGTCTGTTCTTTTTACTACGCTATATATATCAGTAATGTCAACACCAACATCAATATATGATCCGTCAGTTGTAAACTCAGATGGCGCAATAACATTCTGCAAGCGTAGCAGTGAAAACACCGCCATCGTACCGTCATCTTCATTAACAATTAACAATAGATCATTTTCATCAGTAGCAACAGCACGCCTAATGTCCATACGTTTAGGACCTTTCAATAGATGCCCGGCTAATAATGATATTTTAGAAGTAACGTAAGTAAGCTGTGTATCAGAGTATGCAATCTCAGACAGCGCTTTACCTTGTCTTTGTATAAACAATACACCAGACTCAAGCGACTTTACTCGTACACCTTCTCTTGATCCGTTACGTGATGTGGTAGAGAAAAAGAAGTCAGTTGGTGTGATCGGTGTTAACCCTTCCTGTGGTACGTAGAATTCACCACCAGTAGTAAACACCTGTAAGTCTCGACCAGATATAATATCGGTAATAGCGTTGAAGGTATTGGTATCTAGTGTAGCCTCAACTGCATCATCATCTAAGCCTTCTATAGCTTCAAAATCAAAGAATAGTCCTACTTTTGATCCCCATATAGTAGATGGTCTTGATCTACTACCACCGAAGTATAGTCGTCCTTGATGGAACGTAACAGAAATAGGCCAACCTTTACTTGCTGACCATACGTTTTCATATCCTGTTTCTAATTCCCAATTGCCTGTAGTAGTTGCAGTAGTATCAAAGAAGGGAAATTCTGTTACTACGTTTACTGATGTTGAGCTATTAAATTTTACAATCTTTGCTCGACCTTGTGGCGAAGCATTAATGTATTGACCAACATGCCCTGAATTAAACACAGCAGATGTTGCAGTAATAGTGACCTTGCCTGATACATCGCTAGCGGTAATACTGCCAGCTGGATTAGTGGTTGTTAATGTGAACGCATACTTAGGAATGCTGTCAAAAGCAATAGCACTAATAGTCCAAGAGGTGTCAGTGTTACGAACAATCTTCCTTGGCTGCATATCTTCATTCACTACAATCAATGTATCAGCAGATTGTGTCCAACACATTTGATCTAAGTTGGCACTAACGATTCCTGTAGATGTTTGAGTATGTACTAGAGCTTTATTCTTATACACATACATTGTGTCATTGGTAAAGCACAGCATATAGCTGTCAGACGTAGAAAACTCAAACGCTATCAAGCGCACACCATTCTCTGGAGAGCCACCTAGCTCATTAATAAACTGAGTGCCAGGTCTACGCGTTAAACCACCTTGAGGTTGGCATATAACATTCTGTGCTGTTTCTAACGCATTGTCATATGCTTTGAGATCAACCCTAGCACGAACAAGAGGGTCTAACTCTCCAGTCGTAAAGTTGGTTTGTATCTCTACAAAACGAGCCATTAGTACCTCACATTAATTAATGAGAAATCTTGGAATGCGTTTGTTGGTTGGCCTTGTCCATCAATATTCATTGCTTGGCGCATAAAACCACCACGTCCATTCTCACCTGGAGAGCCTTGTGCTACTGATCTCCAATAGTCTGTCTTTTCAATTTGATCTGTGATAGGCATAGCCAGATGCCATACCATTTGGTATTTAAGTAATTGTACAAAATAGTGAGGTAGAGCAAATTCTGGAACATCATATTGATAATCCACATATACTGACTCATAGTCTGTAAGTAACTTGTCACCTAATAACCTATATTCTCTTCTTACTGGTCCACCAATATTGGCAGTATCATACACTGCTCTTGGAACGCCAATCATGTCTGATGGCATTTGATATTGGTACTTATATTCATTGGTTGGTGTAGTAATTAGTCTAGCTAACTGCACCTTTTTAAACGAGAAAGACCAGGGGTAACTGGCCAATGTTTTAATCTTAATATCTGGATAAAGTCGGTCACAAATGTTTGCCTCATCTGTTCCTTCGGTAAATGAAGATATAGGACTTGCTCCTAACATCAATAATGAGTCAGAGCATATTTTAATACTAGTATCACCTGTTGCCATTTACTTTCTCCAAATGTGCAAATAGGTGGGAGCCGAAACCCCCACCTTCTGCATTATTGCTATTACTTAGTCAGCGTCCGCTACTGAAACAGTAGTTCCGTCTGATACATCGACAACGCCTGCTGCATTTGATAATACTACTACCAAAGTTGCTGTTGGAGTTGCTGTGTCAACTACATAAATTAAATCATGTACTTTTAATATAGTTGAAGCACCGTTAAAGTAACCAGCGGTATTTACTGTTGCAATTGCATCCGCTGATTGATATGTCCACATTTGTGGAGCGTCACCTGCTTTAGATTGACCACCAGCAGCTGATAAACCATTTACGTTATAAGCCATTTATAGTCTCCCTGTTAAGATTCACGACATGTGAGTTGAACAATACCTTCAGCATCGATTGCAACTGAAGTAGCAGAAAACATAGAATTCACAAGGAATGATGTTTTTTCTGGTACATAGTTGATCTCTGTCTTAGGACCAATACCTTCAGCGTAACCCATAGCAGATTTATGGAAAGCCCATAAAGTTCTGTCTAAAGATCCATCAACAGCAAGACCGCCTTCAGTTCTGTCGCCTAGTACGTGGAATTTGAAACCTAAGAAAGTATCAACTTCGCCAGATACTAAAGCTTTAACAGTGTTAAAGTCAGTAGATGTTACCGCTGTTTCTGAAAGTAAAGAAGCTAGTGAGTTAGCATGGATAACCATATGACGATCCTGTGGAGGAACGTTACCTTTATCTAGTAACTTTTTAGCTTCACGTAGTTTAGCTACGTTAAGGTTTGTGTCAGTACCACCAACGTCATTACCAACAGCCAGTGAAGTACCTGATGCTGTTAATGCGTCAAGAATAAGTTGATCTTGTCTACGGCCAATAGCGTTCGCTACTACTTGAACTAACTCTTGTCTTTCGTCAAAGTTAACTTTTTGTTGCATGAAAATGTCTGAGTATTCAGCTGCATTCCAATCTTCGAGTGTAGCTGTTACTTGACTGAAGTCCACGTTAAGTGGAGTTACGTCTGTTTGTGGTACACGTAGTGTAGCCACGCCTTTCCCAACTTTAGGGAATTTTACTGTTGCACCTTCAACGCCGCGTCTTTGTCTAGTTGCACCAACCAATTGTGCTTTCGCTTGGTAAGCCTGATGAACTTCGGCATCAAAGAGTGTCACAAAAGCATTAGATAATCCAATAGCCATTGTTGTCTCCTTAGAAATTAATAAATTAAATTAATCGCTGTGGTATGCCAGAATTTCTGGGCCAGTGCTTGCTATTTACGATAGCCATTCGACAAGGTTACTTGCGTTTAAGGATTGCGTTGTGAAATGCAGTGAGCCTTATCCGTGAATATAGCACAAATAAGGCTTATTTGCAATAGATTAGCCGTATACTTGCTGGAACGCTCGTTCGACTTTTTGTCTATAAGATGGATCGTCTTGGTATCTAGGATCAGCTACCATGGCTTGCAGTTCTACTTTAGATGGTGCGCCTTCAACTGGTGTTGCTTCGAGAGGAACTCTGCCTTCTTGCGATGCTCTAAGTTTCTCAAGAGCTGCTAGACCTTTGGCAGTACCGCCCATAATTTTGAACTCGTCAAAATCTTCATTAGACCATATGCCTTTTTGAACAAAGTTTTTTCCCCAACTTACCATGCTATTAATGCGTGCATCAGCATTCGGACCTAATGCCTTACGTTCTTCTGCAAGGTTAACTTCATATGACTCTGCGCTTTGTTGATTCATATCTACTACTTGACCAACCAATGAGTCTAATGCTGCTTGACTAACATTGTATTCTTTTGCCCAATCCATCACATGACTTCTGATAGGATCGTCTTCTGGTGTATTACCAAAAGCAGACGCATCATACTTGCCGTCTTCTGGTGCTTTATGCTTTCCTTGTGATACTAACTTTTTAAAATGATTGTATGATTTGACAAGTGCTTCTTCGTCTTTCACTCCATCTTTAATAAAGTTTTCTGGGTAATAATCAGGAATTTCTGATGATTCTTCATCACCATTTTTGACAGCAAATTCTTCTTTTGCTTTCAACTCATCTGGATCACGGTGATCTATTTCTACCTGGTCTGTATTAGCTTCCTCAACTTCTGGTGATGCTCCATCGAGTAGGCCAGTCGATTCAGTTTCCTGAACACTAGGTTCGATTGCTTCTTCCATTATAATTTCCTTGCTCTAATTATCCTTGCTTCTAAATCCTTCACTATAGAATTCTGCCCTTCACGGAAGTAAGCATAGCTTGGGTCGCTTCCCGGCAAGGCAACAGGTTGCTCGTAAATGGCTTGGCGTAACCAATCCATCAACTTCTGTCCATCTTCATCGCCCATTACTCTTAATACTAAGCGATCTAAATCATCTTTCTTTTGGTTAACATCTCGTATATCAAGAGGTAACCCTTGTTCTAAATCATCCCATCCAGCCATTATTTCTTCTTCTTAGGAAAGCCAGCTTTCATATTCTTGTATGCTTTCTCAGTAACTGTTGAGTCTTTCTTAGTCCTGCTTGTACCAGCTTTTTTTCTTTTGTTTATGTTTTCGTATAAGCTCATTATTCGTCATCCTCTACACTTATTCCCTGCATTAATAAACGATTGCTTCTTTTCATACTTTTGTGCGAAGTCTGACTTGCAATCTCTTTAACATACATCTTTGCTTGTTGTACTTCTTCTTTCTCCATCTTATTTAATTTATCTTTTTCTGATCCTGACAACTTGTTGTATTTTTCAATGACTTCTAAACTTTTTCTATACCTACCAACACTTGACTTAGGCTTTTTGCTCATCATGCCTTCTACGCCATCTTTGTTGTCTACTTTATTTCTAGGATCTGAATTGTATTGATTTATTCTTTGCCTAGTATCAGCTTTTTCAACTTCTTCTGCTTTACGCAGTTGGTTTGCTTTTATCTTTTCTTTAGCAGTTGCCATAACTTATCCTTGTCCTTGTTTCATTGCTTGGTCAGCCACTTGTGTAGCTACTTGTCCGGCTGCTTCTGGATTCTGCATAGCCGCTTGTTGCATTTGTTCCATGGCTTGTTGCTGCATCATCATTCGTTCCATCTTAGTAGTTAATACACGCTGTGGTATACCTAACTGTTCTGCAATAAAATCCATCATCTCGCCCATCTTCAATGTTGACATTGCTTCTGGACCTGCTTGTTGTGCTATTTGAGCATACTGCATTACTTTCTCTACTTCTTCCATAGCTTGTGCTTGTGCTAATGGAGCAGCTGCTGCAATTCTTATTTCTAAACCATTTACTTCAAGAGGTAGGTCAATCAATCCTCTGTCATCCATTACTGCTAAAATCTTACTTACTAATGGAATCATGGTTTCATTAATCAGTCTACCAAATGCAGAGCCTAAGTTCTGTGACAGCTCTTTCATTCTTTCAACAACTTCTGTTGCAGACCTTGCACTCATATTATCAGGTGGAAGACTTTCGTCAAGCAAGATGCGTTTAATGTTTGCTCGCAAATCATCCATAATAATTTGAGATACATTAAAGTCGCCTGATCTTGGTAATGGTCGTAATGACTCACCTTGTGGCCCACCGTTACGTGCTACAGGAATAATTGCTCCAGGCATAATCTTAACTGTGTTGGGGTTAAGCACACCATCGTCAGCAGCTGTGTACACGCCACTAATAGCTAGAGAAGCATTCTTTAATACTAACTCTAATGTTTTGTTTAATGTCTTAATATCTGGCAGTGCAGTAATAAGTGGTCCACGTCCATAGATTTCACCAGCTACTTTAGAGTAACGAGATACTATCCAAGGACTTTGTTTCATTCTTCTATAAACTAATTCAGTCTTAGACTTCTTATCAATAACATGGTAGCAATAATCACCACGCTTCTGATCTTGTACTGTTGCCTCTATTAGTTCAATTTCTTCAGTAGGTTTATCTTTAATTTGTTTTTTTAGCTGGTCTGGTATTTTAATGTCCGGCCATTGTCTTTCTAGTACCTCACCTTTAATACGCATACGTCTGTAAACATTATCAACTTGTCCGTCTGCACCTTCTTCAAACGATACTAAGTATTGTGGTACTGGTATAAAATTAATTGGATTAACATCGTCACCTGGCTGAACCATCATAACTGCTGTACCAACAGACAAATCTAGCAAGAATTCACCAATAGCAATATCAAAGTTAGATTGTTTCAGTGCATCAAACATTTTATCTGAATACACGTCTAAAGCTAATTGCGCTTCTTGTTTACGATCAGTAGGAATGTCTGATCCTGGTTCTAATCGACACCACTTTCTTTGTGGAGGAAATATGCCTGATTGCATTCTGTTAGCAAATCGTTGAGTAGAGTTAATAGCAGTAGAATCAAATACACGATTCATTTTCTTATTACCACCTACTTTACCATCATAATGCCCGTCATAGAGATTACGTTGTGGCAATGCAAACTCATAGGCTTCTTCGTATAGATTCCTAAAGTTTTCTTTTCTTGTTAATGCCTTGTCATGTCTTTTTAAAACATCCTCAGCCGTTAATCTCATCATTGCATTAGTTCCTTATAGTTATTCAGTCCAGGTTAATATTATCTCAGTTGCGTGTGGAGTGTTAGTTGCATCTTCATTGGTTAATCTAAACAAATAAGCTGTTGCCCCTTTTAGTATTAAAGTGCTACCTCCAGCTTCTGCGCCACCACCTTTTTTACCAACACCACCAGTCAAGATTTCGCTTATAATTAAAGTACCAGTTGAAGTTACTGTGGGGTTAGCTAAAGCTACACTTTCACTAGTAATTGTACTTGATCGGTTTCTATTAATGATTGGTATTGATGTACCGCCAGTGACAACAGCGTTTTCATACAAATACGCCATTGCATTACCACCACATAACCCAGTAATGGTTATAATTGGATTAATGTTTTCTGGAAAAGCAAGAGCAATGTCAATAGAATTATTAGCTGGTAAAGGGTCAGCAAATGTGCGTACATACCCAGTAGAAAACGAATGGCCTTCAATTAGCCTAACTTGTTGAACATCCCTAGTAGGATACGCGCCTTTATAATCTATAATCATTAAAAACTAAACTCCAATCTAGCACCCTTATAAGGCACGCCTTTAGCATGTCCCCAATCTCCATCCGCATAAAAAGCAGAGGCTCCAATTACTACATCTAACTTCTTGTCAATAATAGGTTGTCTGTACTCAGCATATCCACCAACTGATGATGTGCCTTGTTTATTTTTACCGCCAGACATGTCAACACTAATTCTACTTAAAATCTTTTGTACTTGTGTTGGACTGATGATTTCATCTTCACCCATTAAAATAAATCCTTAAGTTTTTTAAATAGCCCTTTATTGTTTGTGGTGTTTACTGTGCTGTCAGCAAAATATTCTTGTGTTTCTATTCCATTTCTAAACTGTAATATTGCTTGATTAAAATCTTTAGTTCTTTTTGGAGTTTGTTGATGCCACTTAGAATTAAAGACTTCTCTTGATGCTTTAGTGTATTTACCTTCCTTAAGATACTTCCAAGTTTTTTTATGCTCTTTATACCAATTTGTGCCTAATTGAAAGTTTACTCCAATTAAAGCATTTTCAAATTGCTGTGTTGGTTTGTTAGGTAATTCAGCTAACTGATTTTTTGCTGCTGCTTTTGCAATCTTTACATCTTGCTCTAGCCATTGGTTTACCACATTCTCTGGGATAGGAGTTCCTACCTTTTCAATGATAGGATACAATGCTTGCTCTTCTTTAGTTAATAAATGACCAACTCCACCTGTAGGTTTGTCAAGGCTATCAAGATAACTAACATACTTGACTCCTTCTCGGTCTTTTAAATGTTCAATTAAATCCACTCTATGTCCTTGGAGCGTTATGCAAATTAATAGGAGGAAAAGTAATTTCATGCCATTCCATAGTTACGCCCACTCACTACGCTGTAGACGCAAGCATCCTATGTTTATAAGAAAGTGAGATATAGTATCGCCATCGTAAGTAGATTCAGTCCACTCAAAGCCTAAACCAAATCCCCAATAAAAATGCCAGCTCCACATTATAGTTCTGTTCCTACACCTAACATAGATCCAACAATGCCAAGACCTGTTTCACCTAGTGCTGGCATACCAGTTGCCATGCCCTCTGTTCCCGGTATTGGTGCTTTAGCTAACAGACCGCCAGTTCCGCGTGACAATCTTTTTTGTGCTGCTTTAGTAGACTCTAGTTCAGACTTAGATTTTTTTTGAGACGCTTTAGATGCTGCTATAATAGAATCTAATTGTGCTTGAGTTAAATCTTTTTGCCTTACTTTAGTTACATATTGTGGTCTTTGTACTGCTTGTGGCATTCCAAACGCGTTAGTTCCTCCAATATTACTATACCCCCCACTAGAAAGCGGGTTATAATTAACTCGCTCTGTATAGGTTTCGGAAATACCTTGTCTTATAGTTTTATTGTATTGGTCATTCCACCAATCCTCAGACTTAAATATGTTACGTCCGCCAGCTTGTTTAATTAAATCCGCTTCTGCTTCTTTTATAGGCGCGACTAGCCCACGAGCTTTAGCCATGCCAAAGTCAAGGGCAGCCATGTTACGAAGCTCCTAGAGTGTCTTCACCAACCCCTTCTTCTGGGTCTAAACGTGTATCAGACAGCAACATTCTTGATCCACCACGAGCTGATGCTCTTTTCTTAGCAGCCATTTGTTCTTGTAAGTCACGCTTTTCTGCTTCTGATTCCATTCGCATTCTTTCTGTTTCTTTTCTTGATTGCTCAATTTGAGCTAATGCTGCCGAGTTATCAGGCTTACCGCCCATTAATCCACCCATGTTACTTTCTCCTCATAATAAATGTATCTTCTTTATCAGCACTATATTGTTTCATTAATCCTTCAGAAACAAACTTTAAAGTTTTTGCCCAAGCTATAGCGCGGTCATCATTAGATACTACCGTAATTTGTATACGATGTAAATTAAATAATATCTCTACGATATCAAAGAATGCTATTGCACACTTAGTCATAGCTATCGGGTATCGTTTAGCTTTCTCGTCAAATAAAGACCACGCTTCACCAACCCCAGGCCAAAGGATACCGCAACCAAAAATAGCAACAGGATCATTGTGATAAAATGCAGTAACTGCTGGACCAACAGTAGACTGATAATTAATACGTTGTTTTCTATTTTGTTTCGATAATGATGAAAACCCATAGTTATCAAATCCTTTAAAATGTTCTATATGGTCTGGGTGATAGTTTCGATAATGAGCATTTTTAACTTTAACCATATACTCATCTAAATGTTCTTGGTTAATTAAATACATCAAAGTCACTCCCTGCAACTGTTGGTACAATTAATGTACTAGCAGCCAATGGACTTTTAGTCATGCGCTTATGTTCACCACCGCCTAGCATTAGGTAGCCAAACGCATCACCAATGTGTGAGTGTTCGTTTTTATTTGGAGTATCTTTAAATCGTTCATGTCCGGCACCAACTGCTACACGTTTAAAGTGATAACCACCGGCCAATGATTTACGAATCATCTTACATGACTTGTGTATCATCAGACCTGGCTTACCGGCAATCAATCTTTGCATTGGAGCTGCTGCACCTTCACGCCTTACTCTGAAATTGTTAGATGCAGTTGGTTGTGCGCGTAGTCCTAATGTACGTAAATAATCAAAGGCTGTTACTTCATAGATAGCATCACGCTGCATACCAGCAGGATCGCCCCATACTAATACTTGTGCTTTAGGATATTTAGCATTTAGCTCGGCTAACAACTGATTACCAAATCTTTCTAATCCCATATCTTCAGTAACTATCTCATGTAATACAACCCAACGTCCATTTGCTAGACGCTGACCAATAGCTGCTGCTGGAGTTAAACCAAAGTCAAGTCCAATATGCAATGGCAATGTACCATCGTACTCTACCTCATCTGAACTCATTAAGTTATCATCGTACTCTGGCCACACTGGTCTGCCTTCTTGTACGTAAGTATATTTACCCTCAGCATAACAACGCACCCAGTCTAAGTTCTTACCACCCAACATTTGTGAGTAGTAACCTGCTGGTAAGTTCTTTACATTTTCTGCTTTAGGATTCAGCTTCCACCATCGTCCACTAGCAAAGATATGATCGTTTGCTTCTGGATTATCTGGCAGTTCATCAATCGGTACCTCTATAACACCGCCGGGTTGTTGAAAGAAGTCCCAGCCATACTTACCGGTAATCGGTTCTTTCTCTGCTAGACGATGCCACCAATGATCGTCATCCATTGGGTTGGTATCCATCCAAACACCATGCCATGTAGGACCACCATCACGCTGAGTAGGATAACGACCCACCCTATGAGTAAGACCGTCAATAACTGCCTTAGGAAGTTCTCTAGCTTCATTAACCCATGCCCCCGTCAGTTCAAGTGATAATAGTTTTCTTACATCTTTAGGTTGATCCAATGCCAAGAATATGACCTCACAATCTATTCCCGCAGCATCTCCTCTGGATGGGAGACGTATGTGGTGTGTGATGGGTGGGGTATATAACATTGGACCAAAAGTATTCTCAGGAAATAGTTCCTGCCATGTCTTAATTGTGGTAGTCTTAAGTTCTGGATACGAGTTTCGTACGATGACAAAACGGGTATAGCGAATGCCATCCTGTGGGGAGGGCTTTTGTCTGACGGCACGCATCATGATCTCAGCAGCACAGGCGTATGATTTGCCTGATCCAACTGGTCCCATTAGTCCGCGGACAAACTTATTAGACTGTAAGAATCCATATACCGCCGGCGATGTGCTAAAGTCCAGGTCAATGCCCGGACCACTGAGTGCTTTTTTACTGCGCTCTTTTTTATTGCTCATCGTCTATATCTTTGAACTTCATCGTCATCATACGTTTGAGTTCTTGGTTTTCTGTATATAGGGTATCAATGATGTGCATGACTCGAGAGTTATTCATGTTTACCATCTTAAACTCTTCGCGCAGTTGGTCAATCTGTTGCTTGATGTCCATTATCTTTTCTCCACTGTTTCCAAAGTTGTAATGTGTGTATTGCTTTTTCTATATCCTCATCGCCATTGCCCTTAAGGTCAACGCGAGTTACATACTTAATCACAGTATGCTGTATAGCATTAAGGCCGTTAGCCATAGAAAATTCCATTGGCTGTATTAGCATTTGAGTGTAATGGTTGCCACCGACTTGGGTGTCTTTAGGATTCATTGTCAAGACCTCTTAAGTTGTTAGGGTCTAGTGCTTTCTTGGCCATAGCAATGCCAAGGTCTGATTTGTAGTTAGGATCAGCTAATATATCACGCGCCCACTTTTTTGGGTCTAATGGTTTACTGCTTAATTCTTTTGCCATCTTAAGAAATTTTTCTCTAGGACTCACCGATATCTCCTTCTATGATTGGTGCTTTAATGTTAATACCAATAACGGATGGTTTGTCGGATTCTTCTGGGTTGTCCAACATACCAGATGCTTTTGCTAGTATGCGTAACACTCCGGGCTTGTCCCACATCTCAATAGCAATCTGCCCATCTTTATCAATCTTGATAGACTTAATTGCTTGCAGAGCATGCTCCGGAATATCACGGCTTGGTTTTACTTTTACTTTACCTGTCTCATCCCATTCCATAAAGTCAGTAATCTTGGTGTTAGCAATAGACAATAAGGAATAGGCGACAGCTTCTCTGTTGGCAGCTAATGTTGTGCTGCGCTCCAGATTCTTTTGTAGTGTTTTCACACCACCATAACCCGCCAAAGACGGGATAGGTTTGTTTTTGTTTTTAGCTTCACTCATTAGAAGGGAAGATCGTCCTCGAGTTCGGCCACAGTCTCAGCCGCTGGTGCTTGATGACGTACTGGTGCGGATGTGTTGGATGCGGATGCCGCGACAGGATTACCAATTCGTAAGCCATAATACTCCGTGCCATCTCGCTGACTTTTGTTACTATACAAGTCTACGTAATGCTCCGTGCCATCTGGTAGTAATACTTTACCACGCCAATCAGCATGCCAATCCTCTGTCTTACGATCATTCTTAAAAATACTTCCACTTCCTGGTTTACGTTGATATGGTTGTTCAGCCATGTTCTTCTCCTATATAGTCATATAAATGTACGACAGCCTTTCCGCCATCGACTGCTTCACCTCTAGCAATCTCAATGTACTCAATCTGACTGTCATCATTATACATGCCAGCCTTCATTAGTGCATCTAATATTGCTTTAAGTGTGTTATCTAAGTCAAACTTTCTTTTAGATCTGGGGTGTATCATCACACTAATTGCTACTTTCTTTTCTTCAAAACTCTTGGCATTACTTTGCTTCACTACAAGATCTACTGCTTTAGTAAACTCTACACCTTCTTTACTGATGTATCGTCTATGTCCGTTAGCACGCCAATAACTATTGACGCTTGGTGGATAAGGCAGTTCTAATCTTATAGTTGGATTCATAGCTTGTTTAATCGACTACGAATGTCTTTAGTTAAGTAAGCCTTAATAGCCTCGTTAATTAATCCGGCTTTAGTCTTCTCTTCTTCCTTAGATGCTTTATCTAGCAGCTCAACACTTTGCGGTGTCAGTCTAACTAGAAACGGTTTTAAATCGCTCATTACACTTCTCCTTGTAGTGGTGGTAATTCAACTTCTGTTAATGGAGGTAAAATTACCGGTAGTGTATCTTCAAATACAATCTCTGGCAATGGCTCTGCTATTTCTTCTACACTAGATGCAAATACAAAAGCATCTAATTCATCTGTTAGTGGTGGTAACGGTATTTCTTTTACTGGCAAGATAACCGGTAATTCTTCATGTACCGATGTCATTACCGAAGTCATAGGTGCATCAGAATACCTTGGTGCGTTATCATAAAAGGTAGCAATACCTACTAACACTACTGTACCTGCTGCTCCGATCAAACCTAATTCTTTTAACGTCATACTAATCTCCTTTATATTTAGTGGTTACTTTCTTAATCCTACCTGGCTTACGTTTGTCTGCATCTTTCTCTTTCAACAGCCATCGTTCGTATTCCATTACTTCTGCTACTGCGTGGAGTGAGACTGATTTACCTCCCATTGGAAAGCCCTTAGTTACCTTCCAATAGCCATCAGCCCTCGTCCACTTATACTCCAACGGCTCACCCTCGTTGAACTCTTTACAGATCCACTGGTAAAAAGCTTTCAGCTCCATCATGAATCCTTATTGTGCGTTTCTTAACTGAATCCGGTAAATAGATATAATCTTCTAACAAGCATCGTGTTGCTTTGGCATCAGGTATGTTTAACTCTACATACAGATGTGCTTGCTTGCAGCTAGTAAAATGTCCAACATATCTAAAACTTTCTATTGGTGTAGTAACACTCACTACTAATACAAACTCTACTATCATATCCCTTCCTCCATACATTTAGTATATCTCATAGATACATTGTGTCAAGGTACTTGCAATTTATTTTAGTTGTGTATATAATCAATTTACGGGACCATAACCCAGTCCACCGGCGGTAGAGCATGACCAATGGTATAAACAAGTTGAATCAAGGGTATCCTTACAGGTACAGTTCCTTGGGTATATAGGTAGACGCTATATATAAACCAGATAAACGAGAATGCTCATCACTTTATGTGATTATCCCTTTTTACTACGGGTGAGATTGTTATTGTCTGTAGTTATGACTCCCACACGATCAGGTTGCCACCCGGCATTGTTAACAAGGTTAATAAATATGTCTATAAACCCTAGCAGCAAGGCCGCATCGAGTCCTTGCACGAGTATATGTAAGTACGTTCAGACAGACAAAGGGGCGATATGCTCCGGTTGTGGACGTGATTATGACGACTTAGAGCAGTGGATGTACATGTCCAGAGACGAAAAAGTAGCTTGTATTAAGCGATGTAAGGTCAATTTGAAAAACCTAGCAAAAAATTGAGTGTAGTAGGTGTAGGTTTGCGCATGGGGGTGGGGGGGGTAAAGGTCATATTTCAGAAAGTGTAAAGCTTATCGGGCGTTAAGCCTTGAATAAAAGGACGCTTGCACCGCTGTTAATGTGGGCTTTCAGCTGTACGAGATCAGCCCCGCCCTCAATCAGTCGTTCAACGTGTAACAATTCACGCTCATCCGAGACACTCATTAACAAACTAGTAACATCAACCCTATCCGTTTCATTTGATTGATTCGATTGTGTACGCTTAGTCTCATTTGGTAAGTCATTCATTCGCTGTACTTTCTTGCTCAACAGCTCGGCTTTAATCTCTCGATTATTATATGGTTCAATGGGTGCGTTCGCTATCTTGCTGGCGTCCTGGTCGGTTATCTTATCATCGTAGATAATGCGCCTAGTTGCGCCTTTTATCATCGTATAATGTCCGCTTATCTTTTTAACTATCTTCAATCGTTGTAGTCTGCTCATGTGATAGCTTACAGTCTGCGCGGTAACTCCTAGATCGTTCGCAATGCGGTTCAGTGATACGTGCGAGAATCCCGCTTTATTGCAATAGCTCGATAGTACAATCAACACGCGCAAGCTTCCCAATGTTAACGGCTTCTCTAGTATGTTAAGCGGCACAACCGCAAACTTCCGTTGGTCGGGCGCCTTTGTTTTCTCTTTAATCTTCGGCTTCTGTGGTAAATGATATTCCATAGCATTATTATACCAATTTAAAAAGGTGTTGCATTAATCGATATCCTTGATATATAATATATCTATCAACACGGCTTGCCGTGCATGATCTTAATAACTACATAAGGACTAAGACAATGAAAACATTAAAACAGATCACCCCAGCAATCGAAACAGATATTATTTCACAGCTTAAAGAATGGCTGAAAGATGATAAGAACAACGAAACCAAAATGGAGCAAGATTTTTGGCAAAGCTTCACAGTGACCGCGGAAGGCTTTGAGGGGTGCGTTGTAGATGTCCAAGTATTAGTTGATGAAGACATCACAGTTTATATGTACCCATGCGACGAAATACAAGTTATCGAAAAGAATGATAATTCCAATGAATACTACCTAGGCGGAAGTTGGACTAATTCCTTGGTGTACACCCAAGAGTTTGCGGAACCACTGTTCCCTGTTTGGCTTTGGGAGTACCACAAGCAATTTATTCAATCTAAATAACTATATAAGGACTAAGACAATGCAAACAACATACACTATTGACCTCACAAGCGTAGGCAATCAATCACAGAAAACTAAAACATTCTTAGAGAATGCAACTAATGAACAAATAACTAAATGGTTAGTTAATCAAGTCAAAAAAGGTGATGTTTATATTGATAGCTTTATTGAGGAATAACAGCATAACTGATGAGTCCTAATTGGACGAAACCAACGCGAGTTGGTCTTATGCAACATCTTAATAACTATATAAGGACTAAGAAAATGAGAAAAGTAACCGAGCAAATAACAGAAGCATTCTTAAATGGTCGTAAATTAACAGTTGGCAATTCCATGACTGATGGCAATTCGATATTTTTACACGGCAACAAAATAGCATGGCGCGATGAAGGCGAGTTATTCATTTCGATGTGCGGTTGGGGTACACCTACAACACGCGAACGCCTTAACGGGTTATTACGTACTATCAATGCAGATGTTCGTATTCACCAAAGAAACTATGAGCAATTGTTGGTTAATGATAAAACAAAGGTTCAAATTCCAATGATACAAAGCAACGCGGACGTCATCGTTCGAGTGGAGGTGTAACCATGACTACTCAACTAGTTCAATTACCTAAATGGTCCTCATGGGAGGTAGAAACATTCTCAAGGGTAATCAATGGCGTGAAAGAATATGCCTATATGGTCCTTGAGTATAAGTGGCATTCTTTGCAATTGGAGGATGGTTATAAACTTATTCCCTCCAAAGAACACAAAATCATTGCGCCATTATTTAGCAATCTTGCCTCAGATCGAGTGGAAGGGTTTGATAATAACGAAGCTTTTGTTATTGACGGCACTATTTTGAATGAAGAATCAGACGGTGGATATTGTGGAATTGATTTTGTAGGTCAAGATCACATCGAGAAAGAATTTAAGGCTTTGGAAGGTGATAACCCAAGCGAACGCGATGTGTTGGAGCAAATGGGCTTTGGCGAGGACGAATGGTACATTGTGGTTCAAGGGGGTGCATTATGAACATCAAGCAACTAGTTAATTATATGTATGAATGCGCGGAGATGAACTGCGACACATGGCAAGAGCCATACAGGGACAAGTTCGAGGCTTGGGAACTGTCCCACGAATCAACATGGCTTGAAGATTATGAAGATATGCAAGAGGAATACGGCGTTACATGGTCGCAAATCAATGAAGCAATCGACATCATAAACGCGGAAGTATCCAAGATGACAACCAAATATATCGTTGAAACCTACACGATCTGCGATGGTTGGACGAATGCTTGGCATACTGACGGCGAGCCGCAAACATTCCCGACCTACAAGCAAGCGGAGAAAGAACTGGAGGATTTCTTTGCAGACATTAGCGAAGCATACGAGGCGGAAGACTTACCCGACGAATACAACCGCGAGGACTACCGCATAGTTGCACTGACGAGGGTTTAATACCCGAAACGCCCGCGAGGGTGTCTGCAACATATTAATAACTATATAAGGATTAATACCATGGAAGATCAATTCATCCAACTACAACTCGAGGACGCCTCGCCCGAGGTTAACGAAGCCTTACTACCTTATGACATTGTTATTCGCGTAGATGATCAAGGCAAGCCCTCAAGCTTCACGCTCGAGCTTAACCACGAACACCGCAACGATCAAACTGTTATAGATTATTACGACAGCTCAAAGGTTGCGCAGTCATTCGATATAGAAGCCGAGATTATTGAAATGAATCGATACTATAACGGGGGGCTGAGTAATGGTTAAATATGTAACTTACTTGCGCGTTTCAACGAATCAACAGCGCGATTCAGGTTTGGGGATCGAGGCGCAGAGGGCTTTAGTTATGTCGCATATTTCTGCCAATAACGGAGAACTGGTTGCGGAGCTTATCGACTACGAATCCGGGGCAAAAACTACGCGAATCGAGCGCCCAAACTTACATCTTGCGCTTGAAATGGTGAAGTTTACGCCGGGCTGTAAATTGCTATTAGCAAAAACGGATAGGCTCGCCCGAGATCTGCATTTTGTTAGCGGATTGCTTAAGGATGATGTCCCCGTAATAGTGGCAGGGCATGAGAACATGACAAAGTTAGAATGGCATATGCACGCCATGATAGCCGAGCATGAGCGCGACATGATTAGCCAACGTACTAAGGCGGCACTCGAGCAAGCCAAGGCGCGTGGCGTTGTGTTAGGTCCTCCACGCGATCAAGTGGCATGGATTAGTGCCAAAGGCGGTGAAGCAACACGCCAACGGGGCTTTACCTATCGTAAGAAAGTTATGCCAATGCTGAAGCAACTGCTCGAAGATCCGCAGTACTGGAAGCGAGGCAATAAGAACTTGCCACGATATGATAAGCTTGCCGACCGCATGCACGAACTAGGTTTTTTATCACCGCGCGACAAGCAAATAACACGATCAACTATTTATCAACTTTTAAAAAGGTAACAAAATGACTGAACAAAAAACAGCAGAAGGAAAACTAACGCCGGACGACATTGCTACGGGTAGTGTGGTTGCGGCATTGATGAACCAAAATCCATTCATGAGCGCTAACGATGTACTACAGCGCGCATTTGATGCGGTTACAGGCCTGCCTCGTAAAGAACTAACCTTTGAAGCTTTGCACTGGGGGACACAATTTGAAGTACCTATCATTGATGAAGCATGTAAGCGGTTAGCATTATCTGACTATAAAACAGACTTTGGCCGCGCTTTTTATCATGACGACTATCCTATGGCAGTAAGCTTAGACGCCACTGCTGAGGGTGATGGCAGAGAACTAGTGACTGACCCGGACAAAGGCATTTATTGCGCCAATGCAAATAGAATCTTTTTGAAGGGTAAGGGTATCATCGAAGCAAAACTTACGTCACATGACGCTGAGTCAGAACTGCCACCGTATCGCGGTAAGCTTCAGCTGCAAATGGCCATGGATATTATGGGTTGTGAATGGGGTGCTGTTGCAGTCCTACACAAAGGCATAAAACTAGCTATTCATGTATTTAAGCGAGATAACACGCTTATCAACGAAATTAGAGACACTGCGGTGGACTTTAAGAAACGCGTAGATAAGTACAAAGAGGCAGAAGAAACTGATTGGTATCAATTTACTTCTACTCGATCTGCCGCGGCTATCTTTGATGAAGTCAATGATTCTGTACTGGCTATTCCTGCGCTTGAAGACGAAGTCAAAGCTGTTGATCAAATGCGCCAAGACATCAAGCTCTTAGAACAAAGACTTGAAGTGACACAAGCTAACATTATGGGTAAAATGGGAGCCGCTAAGATATTAAGAGCCGGTAAGTACAGCGTAACATGGCCAACTATTAACTACAAAGCAGTACCCGAAAAGATAGTGCCGGCTAAGGAAGCTAGAACTATTCGTATAAATAAACTGAGGATTAAAAAAGATGACTAAACAAGAAAAAGACGATCACGACTGGTTAGAAACTTTAGCCGGTCGCATTGTGCAAGATGCTGATCCAATTATTGTGAAGCAGGCAAAGTTGGTGAGGCAGGTAATATCAGAAAGACGTAACACAAACTTTATTAAACAATACATGGGAGAAACAGATGGAAACTTCGGCGATTGCTAAAGCATTCTTAGCTGCACAAAAGGCGTTCGCGCCTGCAATAAAAACTAGTACCAATCCGCATTTTAGAAGTAAGTATGTATCATTGGATGGTTGTATCGAAGCAGTAATTGACGCACTACATAACAATGGTATGTCAATGATCCAAAAGACACATGATTGCGAGACTGGGATTAAGATTGAAACTATCCTGCTCCATGAGTCAGGCGAAACGATGTCAGGTGGTACGTTGTATGTACCGGCTAACAAACATGACGCCCAAGGCTATGGGTCAGCATTAACTTATGCTAGACGTTACTCACTTATGTCAACCTGTGGCATTGCCCCGGAAGATGATGATGGTAATGCAGCAGTAAAGGCAGAACTGCCAAAAAAGGCATAAGCCTCAGTCTTCCCGGTAAAGAATCTATAGTTTGTACAGACAAAGATACATGGTTTGCCAAACTAAAAGAGATCGGTGAAAAGATTGAGGCCAGTAGCTTAGAAACAGATGCTAAGATTGAAAAGATCACGGCATTGCACAAGGTGAACGACTTTGTTATTAAGGGATTAAGTCCTGAGGTAGCACTGAAAGTCAAGTATAACTTTGGTGAGATAATGGTGAGGCTAGGCGTTCATAACGAATAGCCCCACTATGTATTACATGTATTACTTGTTCATTACGTACATTGTAACTTCAAAGCCGAAGCGCATTTCTGTTGCTTTAGGTGATGTCCACATAATAAGTTCCTTGGTTCGTTAATCAAGACATTATTATGATATACAGTGTACGTTTGAGCATCCTTAAAATCATTAATGAAAGGCAGATTAATCATGAGTCAAACATACCAGTACGACCATACAACTGACGTAGAATTGTATAGTGAATCTGATCCATCTAAAGATATAGAGATGGTCCCATTGCTGCAAGCAGTTTTATATCAGGCAGTACATGATGCGATTAGATTAAAACCTAACAGTGCAGATAAATTAGAAGCAACTCAATGGCTATGTGATGAAAATAATCATATGTTGCAATTGTGTTTGTCGTGTGTCAAAATGGATTATCAAAAAATAATTCGTAAGGTAGCGAAACAGGGATGGAACCTCAATTTATAGTAGTAGATGAGTACGGCGATAGCCTTCGTGCATTCTATACAAAAGAATCTGCGGAGGCATTCGTTAAAATACGCCCGGAATGCAAGATCGAGGACATTCCTGTACTAACTGATGAAGAGTTTGATGAGTTATATGGGTTACCACCGTTCTAAGCTGTCCTCAGCCCCGTCAGCAATACTTTAATACAATCTGATACTAACCCATCAAGTACTATAAGAAAACCTCACCACGGGCTTTATACGAGGTCGTTTTTAGTGTAGAGCCTTCGGTTTTGGTTCAACAAGATATAAATCTGCCCCTTCGCAGTGAATCATCAGATAATCATCTTCTTCATAGTTAAAACATATCTTAATGAGTGATTCTTCTTTATCTGGATCTTCAATTAGCTCCACATTCCATATCTTTTTGCCGGCTAACTTATCCAGCATCTCAGCTTGCTTTTCATCTGCTTCGCTTATACTATTTTCTTCGTCCATCTTCCATCCTCATTGAGTACCATAGGCATAAGTTTAGGCTGACCATCTATAATCATGCCGCAACCAATGATGAATCGATTTTTAAAGTTCTTAGCGTAATCGAACGCCATAGATTTTTGTGAAGTTAAGCAGCCAACTTGCATACCCCAATGCAGCGCATCTGGATTGCTGAAATAACCGATAGAAAATTTTGAATGATAATGTCCTTGGACACAATGTTTACCCATCTGCATGGATAGTTTAAGTACGTCAGCACTCATGCCATGTGTAAAAAAGCAGCGTGTGCCGTCAGACAAAGTAATGGTTAAATCATCTACCCACTCCCAGCTAGGGCCAACGCCAAGGTATTCATTGTAAGACTTGAGGTAGTCTTTAGGTAGTCCATACTTTAACGCTCTGCGATAAACGAGAGACGAATGATTGGAATGTACTAGGATCATCCTAGGAAAAATCTTTTCCAACTCATAGATGTATTGCCTAGACAGTCGCAGCTCATCCCCGGCTGATGGTAGGTCAGGGTTACTATCGTGCATACTGATAGCGTGCTGATCGAGTTCATCACCGATGTTAATGATAAGGTCTGGCTTGTACTTTTTCTTGAGTGCTTTAAGAAACTCGAATGAGTCTTGATGATGGTACGGTATATGTAAATCTGATATTACTAATATTCTACTGTTCTTTGCCATGATAGTTGTTCCGGATTAACTATATAGCCATTGTATATCAACTACTTACCCTTGGCAAGTTGTCCTCCAAAGTAGAATTCTATAATCATAGTAGCCCATGCAAATATTTCATCAAACTTATATAGGCCTTTGACTGTTTCAAATCTAGTGCCACCACCTATTTCAAATAATCCGAAAAAAAATGTAGCTGGTTTTTCTACTACCTCGATCACTGTATCAATACCAAAGACTCCAGCTAGTGGATAGATAGCAACTAAGGCCAGTACAGCAAACATAAGTATGCGCCTGTTCCATGCAGCCATTGGTGATTCATTGTTGGATTGTTCGCGTGCCTTCTGGATCTCGCCTGACTTAGCAGCCAAGACTTCTAACATCATCTTGTTTTGATCGTGTGATTGCTGCGACTTGATAGCCAATAGCTTGGCAAAAAAGCCTAAGCCTATAGGGATTAAGTGCTGCAAGATAGTTATCATTTAATAACAGTCGCCTTCAAATCTTTCAATTTTGTACGGACATACTTCTTTATGAGTTTGATTTCTTTTTGGACGTGGCGGAGTACCAAGGCTAGCAAGATCATGACTACCAAAATCAAATAGCTCATCGATAAACTCTCCAGTTAATAGTTTCTTAATCTTTTTAAATAAAAGCATATTATTTACTCCATACTTTAGACATAGTGAGGCATAGTAGTCCTGCCCCTATACCTGTAACAATTGCTTCGGTAGATGGTCCACCAAAGTGTGTAGGGTGAGTCATCATATCAGCTACTGCGGTAAAGAATCCAATAGCACCTGCCATAGCAAACTTGTTATCTGATAGGTTTTGATTGCCATATATAATTAATGCTACTGTAGCTATAGAAGCAATTACGCCAACCTGTAATGCTTTCTCCCAATGCCCTAAAGTAATAGCTATTAGGTTACCCTGTGTCATCATCACTATGCAAGAGGTAGTAGATTCAGAAAGTCTTTTTAGAAAAGTGTTGATATGCTTTATTAGTAAATCCATCCATATAATATACAAGCAATGATTGGGCTGACTGGTAGCACTGCTAGTAAAGTTAGTATTGTAACAAAAGTCTTACGCGTAAGTAAGGATTGCATAGCAATAACTCCAGACTAATACCAATGCAAAGCATACAATGACTGTAGTTTCTTTCATATATTGTTTACCACAACTGCGACCACGATAGCACCGAAACCTGTCATGCAACCCCAGATGAGTTTGTTAATCATAGACTCTAAGCGATCAAGTCTATAGTGTAGTGTAGCATACCTCTCGGCACACAGTTTCTCATGAGCTAACAGTTCTTCGTGTGGTGACATTAATTAGTTACTTCTATCCAGTTAGTTGTAGGTTCATCCCATTCATAAATTTTGTCATCATTTGGGTAAGATACTGGAGCATCCCATGTCCATGTAGTTTCATTTAGTGTCCATGATGGGAAAGGTTGTGGGGCGTAGAATACATCGTTAGTCGCATCATAGGTAAACCCTATACCTGCATAGTTCCCTCTTAGAGGTCTGCCTTCTGGATGCTGATTACCATGTGTATTGTAAGATGTTTGTATCCATTCGCCTGGACTAGAGTCTACGAAAGTATCAAAGAAGTCTGCCTCTGCGACAATGACTTGTTCTACTAATCCGTTATTAACTTTTGCGTAATGTGCCATATATAATTTCCTTAAGTTGTATAGCTACCTGATGATGTATAAGTAAGTATGGTATTAGAACCATCGGTTGTTACTGTAGGTGAGCCTGTAGTTGTTCCTGTGTATTTAGCTGTAGGTACTCGTAGGATGACTATACCTGAACCTCCATTACCAGCTGGATTAACAATATGACTACCTCCACCGCCACCGCCTGTGTTTGCAGTGCCTGCCGTTGGATTAACACCGCTTTGACCGCCATTACCACCACCGCCATTACCGCCACTACCCAAAGTACTATCCTGTGCTGCCCCACCACCACCACCAGCATAAAAAATAGCTGTGCCTGTAATAGAATTTGATAATCCAACTCCACCATTACCACCATTTAGGGATGTACCATTACTTCCAATAGCACCAGCACCTCCACCACCACCACCACCATAAGTTGCACCGCTGCCACCTGCATTACCTTGACCTCCTGTTCCAGCACCAGCAGCCCCAACGTCATACCCACTATTACCACCTCCAGAACCTCCGCTAAGACCAGTACGTGTAGGTACTAAGTTATAAGAACCACCACCTCCGCCGCCTAAGGCAGTTAAAGTACTAAATACAGAATCTTGTCCGTTACTACCTCTTACACTATCAGAAGCTCCGCCAGACCCGCCTGCCCCTACAATTACTGTATAGGTAGAACCTATAGCTAAATTAGTAGTTCCTGTAAGATATCCCCCTGCTCCACCTCCACCAGAGTAGTATCGTCCGCCACCTCCAGCACCACCAGCGACAATGAGATAATCTATTCCGTAAGCATTACCTAAAGTAGCCCATCCATCTATGGTGTTATATACCTCTATTTGACCTGTTGTGGTGTTATACCCCATCTGCCCTGTTACTGGACTTGCTGGTCTAGTGCCAGTAGTCCATGAGGAATTAGTAATACCTTTTGTTCCGTCTAATACAATAGCCATTATTCACCTTCCTTTGGATGTGCTTCTTTAACTGACCTGATATGATCTAGCCATGTCTCTGTACCATTCATTGTGTCGTGGTATTGCATGTCTAGTTGTTCTGCTAGTGGTGCGTAGGCTGCTTGTCTTAATTCACTGTATGTTGGTACGTGTACTGGCTTGAGTAAAATAACGCCATCTACAACTTGATGTGTTTCGCTACTTACATCGTCAGCTACATCCATCCAGATTAACTCTGGAGCAACTGGGAAAGTTATAGACTCTATCTGTACAATCTTACCTTCAAAGATTAGGGCTTTTTTCATTTAGAAGAACTCCTCAACAAAGATTATTCCAGCAATACCTGCTATACCCGAAGTCTGCACACCAGCACCACCAGCACCGTAAGTAAATGCTCCAAAAAATGACGTGCCTCCTGCACTAGGGTTTGTATTAGTGGAAGACCCACCACTAAAATTTATAGTTCCGTTTGAACCAATACCACCTACGGCAAAAGAGTTAGGATTATTAGAACCACCATTACCTCCTCCAGTAGCAGAAGCCAGTGTTCCAAATGATGACGTTCCGCCACCACCTGCTCCTATAGTTACTGTCTGTGATGCCCCAAGTGTTGCCGAGTCAACAACTAGTACTGCAGTACCACCACCGCCACCGCCCCTACCAAAGTTGCTGCCTCCGTTTCCTCCACCCCCAACCACAGTAATCTTTGCTTTAACTAATCCAGCAGGTCGGGTATAAGTACCAGATGAAGTGAATACTTGAATGCTATAGTCACCACCACCTGCAGGTAAGCCAGTTAGATTAGCTCCACTGATTGCAGGTAAGTCACCAGATAACTTAGTAGCATCTAATGTGCTAGTAGAATCTAGTAATGTACCGCTAGTAGCAGGTAAGGTTAAGGTATTCGTTCCAGCAACTGCTGGTGCTGATATGGTTAGCTCACCAGAGGTGTCGCCTTGTAGTTTAATTGATGCCATTAGATACTTGCTCCTTTCAATTCATCTACCGTAGTCATACTGTCTACTTGATTAGTAATATCACGAAGCCTTTGTTTTTCTGCTACGATAGCCGTAGTATCTGCACCTGATTCTAATGCTCGTTGAAACAATACATCCTGTGCTTCAAGCAATGGCTCACGTTCTGCACGAAGCCTATCCTTTGTGATGACTTTAGCTTTGTCTATGTTGACTGTTATTCCCATATCCACGCATCCCTAAATGTTCTATCTGATGGTACCTCTGAATCTTCTACAATGTGATACTCTGCACCTGTTGGTATGTCTTTCATACAGGCTTCAATTGTATCGGCAGGTACAATAATTGCTACTCCACCTTCTTCTGTTTTATATACTATTCTCATAATTTATCCTTATCTAAATATAGAAACACAAACAAATGCTGGGTCTTCTGTTCCGTTTCCCCATCCAAGTATGCTAGTATTTGTTGTTGATATAGATATAATTTCCATCTCCATTCCCTGACTATAAACTGATGGACCTGCAGAAACATTTACACAATAATTAGCATCAGGCATAGCAGTCGTAAAGTTTAATGTATATTGACCAACACCATTATCAGTAATACTAGACACATTACCACTTGCTCTTATAGCAACTGTACCTTGACCGTTAAAGCTTACCCATGCTCTTGCAGAGTAACTAGGAGCAGAACCACTTGCTGTTGTTAATGATGATGCTGCAGGTAAGCCAGTTAATTGAGAGCCATCCCCTGTCAGACCTGTAGCATTAACTCCAGCTTTAGTTACTCCGCCAGACTGGAACTGTATCTCACCCGATGTATCAGAGGTTAGCTTTAGTCCGTCACTTGTATCTGCATTAATTATTGTAGCCATATTATAGTATCACCCATCGTTGTCCAGAAGGAACAGTAACTGTGACACCCGCATCAATCGTCATCGGGCCTACACTCATACCATTACTGCCAGTTGTTAATGTATAGTCTGCATCTATGACATCTGTGTTCTCATAGATTGCACCACCTGCTGATGCTCCACCACCAATAGAACCCCATGCTGATCCGTCATATCCTTCAAAGGAACCTGAGTCACTATTGAATCGAATGTAACCAGCTGCTGGAGAGCCATCTCTTTGTGCTTCAGTACCACTAGGTAATGCACCTGAGCCTGTAGTTGATGTCTTACCTACATACGCATCTGCTGATGTGGTTGCTGCTGTACCTAATCCTAGGTTAGTCCTAGAGGTTCCTGCGTCTGCTACGTCAGATAAATTGTTACCTGCAGTTAAGAAACCTACTGAAGATATAGCGGTTACTTGCCAGGCTGATCCAGAATAAATCCTTGTCTCATCTGCTGTCGTATTAAAGTACCAGTCACCAGCAGTAACAGGATCACCATTGTTATCTAAGGTTGGATCAGATGCTTGTGCGCCAAGGTAGAACTCATCAATGCTATCCTTAATTGCTTGTGCATCACTTGCTGAAGTCGCTGCATTAGTAGCTGAAGTAGATGCGGCTGAAGCTGAGGATGATGCTGCACTCGCTGAACTAGCAGCGTTAGTAGCAGAGGTACTTGCATTGCTTGCCTGAGTGGTTGCTATGCCTGCTTGTGTTGTTGCTGTACTTGCTGAGGCACTAGCATTACTTGCTTGTGTAGTAGCAGTTGATGCTGATGTTGAGGCAGATGATGCAGAGGTTGACGCAGCTGATGCACTACTTGCTGCATTGGTTTCTGATGTTCCTGCATTAGTTGCTGCGGTACTAGCAGTGGATGCACTACTTGCTGCATTCGATTCACTGGTAGCTGCATTAGTCTCTGATGTCGATGCGGCACTTGCACTAGCTGCGGCATTAGTCTCAGCAGTCTCGGCATTAGTCTCTGCGGTTTCAGCATTAGTTTCAGCTAGCTCGGCTGCTGCCTGTGCTGCTTCAGCTGCAATCCTTGCTGCACCTGCTGCCGCTGCATCTACCACAATATCCCATTTAGCGTAATCAGTATTAGTTGTTAGTGGTAATGAGCCAGAAGATGTATGTGCTACCTGACAGATGTATACGTTATCATTCGTTGTATCTTTGATTAAGTCACGCTTGTTATATGATACGCCTGATGCCCAATCGCCTTTCCAGTCACCAATCAGTTCACCAATAGTTGGGTTACCATCCGCATCGAACGCTAAGGTTTTGTTTGCCCTTATGGTATTCAAAGGCAATGTCATGTCTATGGTAGTAGGATCAGTGTTAGGTGCGCGTAGTGATCGGTTAGATTGTTCTAGGTTTTGTTGGGTAAAAATTGTGAGGCTATCAAACTCATCGTTCAATGACTGTGCGAATAACGGGCCACCAGTAGTAAAGTCTGTTGATCTTTCAATGGCTCTATCGCCAACAATAGTAATACGATCATCAGCATCCGGTGTAGTAGGAACGTTGGTTCCAGTAACAATAGTTACATTACCTGTACCAGTACCACCAATAGATACTGTATAGTCAGTAGTAAGTGTAAGTTCAGTCTCATTGAAGTATACGGCAATGTCTGTCTCAGCTAATACCTCGAACGCAAAAGCATAAGGACCTGTGCCAGCAGATCCTGTATAGACTATGCGCCTAGTTGTGTTTGATATATCGATTGCCATATGTTTATCCTCGTGTAAATTCTAGCAGTTTTTAGTTAAAAAGTCCATGGTTAATTAAAGGGATTGTCGCGTGGACTGTCGTCCCCAGGCATCCACCAGTATTCTTTACCTTCCTTCAGATTCCTTCTAATACCTTTTTGTAATTGCTTATTGTAAGTAGGATCATTCCATAGCAATACTTTTTCCCATACCATCCTACGCATCATTAGGTTGAGCATCCAGTTACTTTGATAAGGTGTGTTACTAATAATCTCCTTCATAATCCTTGTGCCACCTTTTGCTGGCTCTTGATCGTAGAATGCTTCTTTAGCTGAACCAAACACTGCATAACCTAATTGATCTAATGACCCAATAACAGGACCAGAAGTGTATCCAGATAGGCCTTGACGATAGTCAGTGAACCCCATAGCGACATCAAACAAGGGACCTAACCCACCAGACCTAATCATAGAGTTACCCCAAAATCTTCTGCCTTCTGCTGTAGTAGGGTCCATATCCATAGGCTTACGACCTTTGGTAATCTCCATCAACTGTACACCTAATGCTCCCATCATAGTCATATACAATACGGTATCAGCAATAGCTGCCATTTTCTTATGACCAAGCTTAGACTCTCCAGCTTCTTTCCAAGCACGTTCAAGATGGTTGTGATAGAAAGCCATGGGCCATGATTTAAACATAGCAAACGATCGAGTAATTTCTCCAGACAATGTTCCTGGTTGTGTAGTCCCGGCAAGTGTTGCACGCTCTCTATAGTTTACTGTTGGTACACCTACCTCAATCTCACCAAAGATCATACGCATATACTTGTCTGCAAGCTTTCTAGCCTCACCCATCTTTAAGCCTTCAAGTTGAGCAATGTCATCTGCTCTTAGGTAGTCAACATCTTTGCCTGCATAGTTACGCTTATAAGCTTTAGCTTTTCTTAACTTATCCCATTCGTCTCCACTAATATCATAACGTCCTAGTGCGACTTTCATTTGATCAGATAGTTGGTTGAAAGATTGTTTCTGTGCTTGCGCCCAGTTGCTCATTAAAAACATGCCAGACCAGTTACGCCCAGAAGCAGTCACGTGAGTTAATCCGTTAAGTCTCAGTGATGAGTCAACAATAAATTGAAATGCTGGGGACGCATTGTCTTCATGTAAGAATCTAGCTAATGCTGATGATGTACCATCCATCATATGTTCATTCATTAGCCCTAGTTCGGCAGCAACCTGTTCTCTTTCCCCTGGCTTTAATTTAAACAACTCTTTTATGTAACCTTTGATTGCTTTGGTTTGACTCATGCCGTTGTACTTAGCCATCTTACGTACAGTCATAGCATCGGTTGGCGCAGCAAGTAAGGTAGTTGATCCTAGTCTAGTCGCCATAAGTAAAGCATTATAATTTCTCATGATCTTACTAAATGTTGGCCTGACAGATTCAGGTAATCCTTTATGCAACTTCCACATATCATCAAACAATGCCGCAGCTTTCTTAGCTTTTTGAATAGGTTGAGTAGTTCCGGTTGCAGCTACATCTCTATCAGCTATTTGTTGAATGCGTAATTTTAAGAACTCTACTGTAGACTCTGGATTAGCCCCAAGTATTTGCATAGACGAAATGTCTTTAGACATCGTACGTAAATGATTCTGCATAATGTCATATATATTGGAATCACTAAACTCTTTCTGATAAGCCATCCATGACTCACCGTTTCTAAAGATTAATACTCTTTCTTCTTGATGACGTTTAGCAATAGATGTCCCTGTACCAAACCTATCTGCACCCAGACCATCTAGCTTATTGCGGCCTTCTTGTGTAATTGAATCAAAAGCTTTTTTTAATACCACATCTAACTCATCATCAGACAGTGGTAGGTTAGTAGCTTTATTTAACATTGATTCACGATCAAGTAATGGCCGAATAGCTTTAGCCCATTTATCGTATCCAGCGTTAATGATCTTACCAGGATGATGATGTTGTGGAAGATAAGCTCCGGCTTTCATGCCAGGTATAGCACCACCAGCTTGATTAAATAACAACCTTGCATGTTCTGATGATTCAATGTATGCCTCAGCAAACTGTCTTGCTTGCATACTACCTGTAACTCCAGGCTCATGGATTTCTTTAATGACTAATCTTAATAAGTTATGTGTTTCTTCTTGCCCTTTAATAAACTTACGTGTTTTGTCTGTGCCTTCTCTGGTCCCTAGCAACGCTCCTTTTCTAAAGGTATCATGAAACTTATCTAGTGGAGCTTTGATCTGGCTCATAACCACTTTCTCTTGTTGAGCAAGCTGTATGTTTCCAATATCAATTAATGCTTTATATGGGTCGGCTGATCTTTGCAGGAAGTCTTCTAGCTCAATCTTAGCTAGCATAGTCTGTAACTTAATGCGTTTGTTTTGTAGGATGTTGCCTTCTATAATAACCATAGCCTGCATAGAGGCATCATTAACCCTACTAGCTTCATCTTTAATTAGATTCTCACTGGCCTTATAGTATTCATTAAATAGTTCTATTGTTTCGTCAGAGAACTTCTGACTTACTTCAGTTCCGGCATTAGCGAGACATACTCTTATATCACTCATTAAGTTTTCCTACACGCATTAATAAAATCAAGGTCACCGTCCATAACAGTTAAGTTGTCTAGTGCCTGTCGCAATGTAATACCATTACCCTCTGCGTCAAAGTCAATAACCCTTGCGCCTAATCCATCGTCAAGCTCTAATCTACCTTTAATAATACCTTCAACATTAGCAACATCCACGTTCATCTGCTTTGATACTACGCCTTCTGCATACTTGATTAGGTCTTTGTTTCGTTTTTTAAACTCATCTGAGACGCGATTAATTTGCGCTGTAACATTGCTTTCAATGAGCTGACCATTGTGGTAGAGGCCATCGTAGCGGCCTTCATCAACTGCTGTTCTGATATCATCGATTGCGCTTCCAATGGCTCTGTCTGTGCTGTCTCCGTTGGCAATGGCTTGGGCTGATCGAGTGATTTGTCCATAGACTTCACTGTCTTTGTTCCCATATTCTTTGATGATTTGTATTGCTTTTTCATTCTGTTTTCTCCTAGTAACGTCAGCCTTTTTCTTAGACTTCTTCAGTGTTATATTCTCTTTCTCTAATGCACCTAACACTCCATCAATTACTTGCCTTCTCTCTTGTTCTACAAATAATGATTTAATGCTTTGGTCTACTGTGCTAATATCATAAGTCTTTAATGAGCCATCTTCAATAGATTGTAGAATTAATGCTTCTACTGCTTCATCATCATTGATATTTGCTTTTTTAATTTTATCAATCATTGCTAGTTGTTCTGTAGCATCGTCAACATGCTTACCAATCAATGCAGCAATGTTTTCAGTAATAATGTTTCTCTCTACAGCTATGAGTGATCTAGGTGCTAATCTTAGTAAGTTTTTAGTTTGTTTAATCAATGGGTCAAAAAGAGATAATGCTTGCACAAGATCATCATACTTACTCAGTATGTTCATGTCATATTCTTTAATGGTGCCATCATAATAGTTTCTAATGCGCGCTGCCATCTCAGCGGTTTCTTTAGTAAAGCCGTCTGTTTCTTTTAAGACCACTCCATACATCTTCTTCTGCCCAGCCTTAGCCGCACCTTTAACTCTCTTCCCTCCATCCATAACAGTTTTATTCCCGGCAGCATCTTCAAAGACAAGTATGTGTCCTTGATTAATTTCATCTACTGCTTCCCCGGTAACCTTAGTATCTGGATCTAGTTCTTTAACATCAAACTCATCAATCTTGGCATTTTGTTTTTCTAGTGCGTATATATCATCTACATCTACCTGTACTGTTTGTGGCCTAATAGCATCAGGATCATTGCGCAATATAGCGCTTAGTGTAGAGCGTACTTTGTTGTTGTGCTTAGAGTTACTGACATCATTTTCCATGTAGTTTTCTTTGTCTGTAATCTCATCAATAGACTCTTTGTTTTCTATTTGCTGTAAAGTCTTGTCTTTAACGTACGGCGTACCATTAGCCTCTGCTGCTACTTCTCTAAATAACTCAACAGCCTCTAACTCTTCTTTAGGTGTAAAAGCTCTATTAGCTTTTGCTTTAACTGCACTAAGCCATGATCTAAGAGGAATGCTAGTAACGCCAACTAATGCTGCTGTGCCTGCTGTAATAAGCCCTGCGTCCTTTAAAAACTGTTCTCCGGTGTATGGGCTACCTGTAACACGTTCTGTCCATGCTGTGACGTTTGGATAGTCTAAGGCTTCTACACCTACGTTAATAGCAGATGCCTCTGCAATCTTACGCAACAGGCTTGCTTTACCAGTTACTCCAATAAATAAAGATGCTACATCACTTGGGTCAGTCATATATGCTGTCATGCTACCA